CAACTTTATATTCCCACTTATATTCATACTTGTTATGACTGTCCCAAGTTACAAATCCCTTTTCTTTATCAAAACGCGATTTAATAGTTAGTGCAAAGCGATTAGAAAAGATATTACGAGTACGTAGAGCACCATTCGGTTCTCGTGTCTCAATCACTACACAAGTATCATCATAAAATTCTTGATCTTTTTCAATTCCACATGCAGTTTCATAGCGGAATGGACGATATGTTTCCTGTGCAAAAACAGGAGAAGAAAAGAACAGTGCAGCAAGAACAATCAGTTTTTTCATCCAACAACCCTCCAACAAACGACAGCGTTACCTTTTTTTACAGACTGAATGTGTGCAAAAGCAGCATAAGACAAATCTAGATCAGCATGAGAATACGGTCCGCGATCATTAACACGAACGATAACTTGTTTGCCGTTATCTTGATTGGTTACCCGTATGCGTGAACCCATAGGTAGATAAGGATGAGCTGCAGTCCAAGAATAAGCATCAAACCGCTCACCGTTCGCAGTAACTTTTCCATGAAATCCGTCTCCTACTCCATAATATGTAGAAATTCCACAAGTCAGTGCAGCAATCAATCCAATCATTTAATCACCTCCCAATGAGGGTCGTTCTGTTTATTCATCCAAAAGCAGTAACGACGATTGATAGAAACAACAAAGAACTGCGTGTCATTTTCTTGTTCCACTTCCATTGCGTGAAGAGAATCCATAATGTTTTTAAAACGATTGACTGCTTTCTTAGATTTTGGTTGAACGTTGATGAGTTTTTTCTTGGTTTTCATCATTTTTTCATTTACTTAGTAATCATAGCACTAATTTTTCTCTTCGGGACTTTGATGTGACACTTTTTTAAGTGGTTTAACAACGTTATGCCAGTACCATTTACTATATTCGTTTCTTTTTTCTTTATTTTGATCCCTACCACGTTTCCATAACTCTTTTAGATAATCTTTATTTTCTTCTTTCCATTTTTTAATTTTATTTTGATTGTTTGCTCTCCATTCTTTCATATATTCTTTTTTTCTTTCTTTTATTTTTTGTTGATATTCTCTATCCCTTTTTCTTTTTGCCTCTCTTTTTTCTTCTTCTGTAAAATATTTTTTATTATGTCTGATATCAGTTCTATTTTTAGCAGCAATACTTTGTTTCTTTTTTGTTTCTTCTGATGGACTAAATCCTCTCACTCCTTCACCACCTACTGTAGAGTTATATCCATTATTGTAAGTGTCATAATAATCAATATAAAAAATTTCCTGTTCATTTAAAAAATTAACATCATATTCTTCTATAATTCCATAGATAAACAAACTCCATCCATATTTTCTCACAGCACGATAAAATTTATTATCAATACCTTTTTTACAATGTAGTTTATGTTGCGCCTTTCTTTTTCTTTCAACTATTGTTTGCCCTATGTATTTTTTACCCGTAGGAATACAATGATAGCAGTAAATTACTCCTTTCATTTCTACTCTATTGAACCGCAAAAATATTTATATTAAAAAGGAGGGACTTTCACCCTCCTCCTGAAGATTGCGGTTCAACAGGTAATAGTATTTAGAGTATCTTTAATATATTCTTTTCAACCTCCACAAAGGTCATTGTACAGAGTTATCAGAGTGATGTCAAGTAGTCAAGATACTCATTAAAGAGTACTTCTTCCATTTGGAATGCTTGATGTTCCCAGGGTTGATCTTCATAGTCCGTCTGAGAGAAGTCTATGCCCCTCCAGTACCTCTTTCCATACTTATCCTTTAGAGCACCCATAACGTGCTGATAAACGTGCCAGAGTTCGTGCAGGAGGGTTCTGGTGTAATGGTCAACATCCATTCGATTGTGTAATTCAATCTCAAAGGATCTTGGACGATAATCACAATCAGCAACTCCTACCCAACCATAAACACCATCTCTCAACATTCCACGATGATTAACTACAATTTCAAGTTTGTGCTTAGGTAAGTGCTTGTCAATAAACCAAGTTACAATGTCCTCACAACGACGCTTGCTATAGTTGTACCCACTGATGTATAATGTAAGCATCAGAATAGTGCCTTTAATGCTGCTTCGGATACTTTAACACCCCAGTGGATCACCCAGATAAAGGATGTGACAAAAATCAATCTGTCTAGGTTGGAATACCTCATCGGTTTTCGTGTGTCTCCACCTACTATAAAACCTTCCAGGTCGGTTCTGGAAGGTCAGTGGACAGTTTTTGAACCGTCTATCTTGACATATCGTTTGCACAGTGTGATCTTTGACCATCAGCTAGAACATAGTGAAAAAAGATCTGATGATAATAAAGTCCTTCTTTTTCTACTCTCTTACCATACCAAGTTCTCTTATATTCTGTGGGCATTGGATCTCTCCAATGAGGTCTTTCACATCCTTTATAAATCATCCCATCGCCAGCACCAAGAACTACAGAACGATTTTCACCTCTTTTTGTGATGGTTGTTTTTTTCTCATCTTCATAAATGTCTGGAGTTTTAATCCAAATAGGCCAAGGTTCTTCAAGATTTGTACTGATATGAGTTGTTACTGAAATTTCACAAGCATCACGATCTGCATGTCTTGTTAATTCTTGTCCTGGAAAATAAAAACGATCATAATAATATGTATTATAAAGTTTCTTACCAATAAGTTTTTCTAATTTTAAACGAATACCCGAATGAATTGAACGATATTGTGGATGCCAATAACAAGCAAGAGATCCTTCTACTTGCATTTCCAATTCTTGATATGTAAATTGATCTAACCGTTTTCCCCAATAGTTAATCTGTCCCCGTTGTTCTGGAACATCGCGATAAAGTTCTTTTGGATCCCATAGATTTTTTACAACCAAGTATCCATCTTTTTCAAACTGTTCATTATTTGTTTTTGAAGTTCCAGTGTTTTTCCTCTCTTGGTAGAAGAGTTGCTCCTCTGTCATTTGCTCTGCCATATCACTTCCAACGCGAACCGCATACCCACCCAACCAAACTCTTACGGGTTCCTTTAGTTACTTTAAGGACACGATGTTGAGTTCTTGAATCAAATACAATTACAGTTCCTCTTTTTCTTGGAGCAAAATAAGACTTACCATCCTCCGCAAGAAGTTGAAGATTTCCTCCCTCATAATCATCAGGATCTGAAAGTTGAACAACAAAAGAAAGTTTTCTTACAAGTTCAAGATTTTCATTTAGATAATCTTGTGCTCTTCCTTCGTGATGATTTCCAACAGATACTGGTTTATATTGTCCGGCAATACCTGCATCATTGTGCCACCCATAAAACTCACCAACATCATATTGAGTGAACTGCATACTTTCACCGTCAATATTTCTTATATCATAAAGAAAGTTTTCACGATTTGCTCTTTCAATATAATGCCAAACAAATCCTGCAGTCCAATGATTTGTTGGAACCCAAGCATTTTTTGAATTTCTTTTATCGCGATTGAGAGCATCTCCCATTAGTTTGGAGTCTCCCATTTGTTGTTGGAAATTATCTGTTAAATCTTCTTCGATTGTTTCTATAATTTTTTCTGGAATATCAGAAAAATACCAGATTGATTGGAATGCCAAATTTCAATCTCCTTATAATCTATTCGTCACCATTATATATTCAATAAAATAACTCTTCATAAATAAAAAAATATAAGAAATGTCATGAGTGAATTTATAAGGAAAGGTTGGTATTACCTTCCAAAAATTATCACAAAAGAAGAAGCAATAGAAATAAAATACAAAAATTTAATGGGAGCAGTGAGAGATCTTGGAGGATTAAAAACTCACTTTGATCCTGAAAGAGGAAACGTATTAACTTGTTATGCTCCTCCCGCTGCTGCTTTTGTAATGAAAAGAATACAACCAGTTTTAGAAGAACTTTTGGGAGAAGAACTTATTCCTTCTTACTGGTTCTCTACAACCTATCATAATAAAGGATGGATGAACTGTCATACTGATAGACCATCATGTGAAGTATCAGTCACGATGAACATTTGTGGTGATGCTGCTTGGCCAATTAAACTTAAAGACCTAGAAGGAAATAAACAATCAGTTGTAACTCCTTCTGGAGATGGTGTTGCATACTTAGGAATGACTGTGCCTCATTGGAGAAGTCCTATGAGAAGTCATGATAATGACAGATTTATGCAGTTATTCTTACACTTTGTAAGAAAGAATGGACCTTGCGCCGAATATGCTTATGATAAAAATCAAAAGTGTTATGATTTATTAAATCATATTCAATAAACCTCTATGCCATATTTCTCAGAGATTTCTTTATCAACTTCTTCTTTTGTCTTAAATCCTTTAACTCTCATCCAGGTAACAAGGCTATAACGATTACCTGAAATTACTGGTTCTACCATATGTGTATACCATCTAGAAGATGGGAAGCATACAAGCAATCCTGGTTCTGGTTTAATCTTAATTCTTAAATCTGGGAAAGAAAAGTAACCACCCTCAAAATCATCGTTTAGAAATAAAACAGTAGACAAATCTCTGTCTATTGTTTTTTTCCATATCTTAGTTCCATCTGGATTTGTCCACAAACCTTCTCCGTCATTGTGAGGTTTATAGTGTCCTCCTGGACTATAACAAAGTAATTGTGGTTCTTCACTATCTCTTACTTCAAATTTATAAAATGGATTGATAACATTTTTTACAATGTTATCAAGTAAATCTTTGACTTGAGGGTAGACTGGAAGTAAATCAGCACACTCAACGTCTCTAACTGATTTATCTATTTTTGATTCTCTTTGTCTTGTCTTATCACTTCTTTCGGCATCAAAAACAGACATTCTCTCCTTATGAGATTTTCTCATATAGTCTGTTAAAAACTTCAACCCTTCGGGGGTAACTACTTTTGGTTGAATTAAAACATTAGCAAGAATATCATTCATATCAGATATTATTTGTATATTTGGTATTTAGTTTGAGTTTGAGACTCCTGTTGAACTTGCCCTACTCGTTGGTAAACTGCCAATATTAGTTGAAGTTTCGTCAGAAAAATTAAGTCTATCAAGGTTAGCAACATTTCCACCTGGATTTGAACCACCAGCAAAATACCCATTAAAACTACCAGAAATTGCCGAAAGACTTTGCCTTAGTATCAGTAAATTTTTTCCAGGGTTACTTACAGTTTCACTTGAAAAATCAAGTCTTGATATTGTATTGATCGATGGTGGAAGAGATCCACCACCAAAGTATCCATAAGAACTACTTGAAACTGTTGCCGCACCATCTCTTACTGATGGTAAATTCTTTCCAGGAGCACTTACGGTTTCATTAGAGAAATCAAGTCTTGTAATTGTGCTAACCCGTGTTGGATTACCACCACCACCAAAATATCCATAAGTACCACTTTCGGGCCAACTTGCAAAGTTATTTGACTCTACGTTTGTTACTTGTTTTTCATAAACAGAATTTAATCCAAAAGTGTCTCCTACAAAAGGCATCGGATTTACTCTACTTTAAGGTCTGGGTTGAATAATGACTCTGGAATTTGCTTTTGTGCTTGCTCTTCAACACCACGAAGAAGTTGTTGATCCATACCTGTAATTTCTT